GAGCCACGTTAATAAAGTTTTCTTTAGATGTTATATCTAAATTATTTTCATCAACATGAGTTTCAAAAGATACATCTATGGCTTCTTTTGTAGCTATAGACTCTGATTGTTTCAAGGCTTTCTTAAATTCATCATCGTCTAGTATTTTAGTTGGTTGAAAAGTTATGCGTGAACCAAAAGAATCTTTGTGTAAACACATCTCTGTAACAACAGATGTTATAGGCGCTCCATTACTAGCTAGTTTTTTACAATATGCTTGCAAAGGCCACTTTTTCAATTCTCCTTCACCAAATATAGATTTAGACGGTATGTTTAACGCATATACATTGCCCTCTATATCACCTGCTAAAACAACCGCTATGCGTTGCTGAAATTTACAAGCTTTAGAGGAACCTGCGCCTGACCCCTTTATATTTTTATCACAACCAATGCAAGTTAAGCTTTGTGCATTTTGCACAGAAGGATGAGGTTTAGTGCCATCCACAGAATAACAATCAGGCTTTCTCTGGTCATTCTGATTATAATCAGACGTATAGTAAATACGTGATATATGTTCAGTAGCACCTACTATAACTACATTTAGAGTCTTATCTTCAGACCGACTAATCTCTTTACCATTAAAGATTAAACTCCAAACATTGTCTCTAATACTTATTCTTTTCATTAAGTTTTCCTACGAACAGTTATTGCGTAACGACTGTCTACGTTAAGTCCCGGAGGTAGTTTGTCTGGGTTTTCTTGTAGGAATGTACTCATGTTTGATTGTGCTATGCGTTTTTCTAGTAACTCTAAGGAGTTGTTATCCTTTATAAACTGGTACATAGATTCCCAATCAACAGTGTGATATCTCTTGGTTACACGTCTAGTTACTGTACCAAAATCGGTGCGTAAACTTTCAGCGCCTGTTTCTTTACAAACTTCAAGAAGTTCGTTTTCTATCACACGCATACCATCTTTTATGCGTTCATCTTCTTTCTCAAATGCGGTTTTGAGTTCAGAACGTCTGTCTCTCATTTTTATATAAATCTTGACTAACTTATCTACTTTCATCTGGCTCTCCTTTTAAAACACGTTCGTAAATATTACAGTAGCATTTTTACAATGTCAATCCTCCTCCAAAATATTTTTATATAAATCTACAAGTTTATTGTGAACATCTATTTTCGATTGAAGCATTTTGTACATTTTCTTTTCTGCATGAGACCCTTGTAAGTGTACGACAGTGCATGGATTGCTTTGACCTGCCCTGTGTACTCTTGCGTTTGCTTGTAAATACGTTTCCACAGACATGACAGCCGACCAATACACCACCACATTTGCGGCATGAAGTGTCACGCCATGCGATGCGGCTTGCGGTTGTATGACTAAAACTCTAGGGTCTTTTGTTGTTTGAAACTTGTTGAATATTTCTGTTCTGTTGTTTACCGTAACTCCACCATGTATCACATCACACGTATACTTGTTCTTGAGTAAGTAATCTTCTATTAAATTTATAGCATGGCGATAAGGTGCAAATACAATAACTTTGTGGCTTGCCTCATCTATAACTTCGGTTAACACTTGTAATCTATTAGATACATCAAACTCTACCGTATCTCCATTATCCGTATATACTGCACCGCAAGATAATTGTAAGAGTTTGTTTAAGTTTGCAGCGGCATTAACAGAAGTTATTTCTTCTCCTGCTGCAATAGTCATCATATCTTTTCTCATGCGTTCATAATATTTAGACTGTTGTTTTGTAAGAGGAATTTGTCTAGTTGTGTAAGTCATGTCCGGTAAGTCCAAACAATCTTCTTTTGTGAAACGTATTGCAGGTTGTAGTGCTTTGTGAACTACGTCTTCTGCTTTTTCTTTTGGTAGCCATATAAACTGAGATACTTTATACATGACAAGATCTTTGAACGTACCGAAATACTTAGGCACATTAGCGGGATTTATAATTCTAGCCAAACCATACGCATCTGTAGGCGATTGCGATGCAGGTGTGCCTGTCAGCATCCATACCCACGTGTGTGGTTTTATTATTGAGTTTAGTATCTTCCATCTCTTTGTAGTAACCGTTTTATATGCGTTTGCTTCGTCTACCACTACAAGGTCAAACTCATTGTTGTTTACTGCATCTCGTATAATCTGCAATCCATCATAGTTACATATCACAAACTCAGCATCAGAATTTACAACTTCTATTCTTTTTTCTCGTGAATAGCTATGGGCTATCGCCACCGACCTATGGATAGCAAACTTAAATAGGTCTCCACCCCACGCAGACTGCATGATAGATAGAGGACATAACACTAAAACTCTTTTAATAAATCCTAGTTTCATTAAATAATCAGCCGCCCATATTACACTAGCTGTTTTACCCGTGCCTTGCTCGTTAAAAACAAACGCACGACGATTTAATGTCAGGAATGAAGATGTTTCTTTTTGATGTTCAAACGGTTTGAATTTACCGCCCCACTTGTAGTTTCTACATATCGGACTAGGGACGTTTTTTATTTTTAGGTTTTTTAAAACTTGTGCTTCTTCTAAACCCCAGTTTACTAATACTTCGTTAGAAGAAAGTGATTTACTTTTTGGTATAACTTCTGTAATTTTGTTCGGCTGGCGTACTTTTAGTAACAAAGCCTTGTTGTCTATAATCTCCATAACGCTCTCCTTTAAATACTCGTATAGACCAAAGTAACATTTTTACTTAGTCAGAGAACATTATACTTTTTTCTTTTTATAATTGCGAGATCTATTTTTCTTTTTTGATTCTATTTTGTATCCGTCTTTGTTTGTGCCACCTTTACTTAATGGTTTTTTGTGAGATATGTCTTTGCCTTCACGTTTATCTGCCTTACCGTTTTTATTTTTGTCAGGATATTTTTTATCCATAGCACGTCTAGCACGTTGACGTTCCATGCGGTTTTTATGTTCACCACGTGCTTTTTGTTTTTTATATTCTTTCTTATAAGGTCTAGGTTTGTTTACGTATGGCATTTTAATCTGCTCTCCCATTGTGAGGACAACTTAATACAGCGCAATAATTTTTACAAGTAAAGTTTGGTTTAGCGTTCCACGTATCTGATTTAAAAGAGTCTTCTAAATTGTTTGTATTATCAAACCAGTACGACCAATTCTCTTCTTGATCTTCTGCCTTGTAGTTAGCTTTTATAAAATCTTTAGATATGACAAATAATAAACCTGCTTTTACTTTCTTTATTTTAGGGAAATGTTTAAAGATTGCCAAGGATAATATTTCTAATTGCTTTACATCCGCATATTTACTACTTTTTCCTGTCTTATAATCAATAAGATATGCTTTATCGTCTCCCAAAACTATCAAGTCTGCGATACCTCTCCACCATACATCTTTACCAAAAAACCCACAAGGTTCTAAATCTCTAGTTAATCCCATGCGATATTCACACAGTCTATCTCCTCGTAGTTCTCTTAATTTAGACAACATACCGCTCAAATAGTCTAGTTCTTTTGGTAGTGATACGTTTTCTTTTAGATGATCTTCAGCTACCTTGTGTACTCTATTACCAAATGTAAGTGCTTCTGTCTGTGGTTCTACAACATCTTTTGCAACTTTTAAATGATAATATTTTTTAGGACACATTTTGTACATATTCAATGCCGAATATGACCACGAATACTTTTTAGGTGTCTCCATAACTTTTACCTGAACCTAGTTCACAATCGAGAGGTAGATTTTTGCACCAACTAGGGCGCCACTTCATACACTCTTCAACGTATGCTAATCCCTCATTTACCTCTTCTTCTTTTACTATACAAGCCACTGCATCATGAACTGTTAATACAACTTTATATCTATTAGCTATTTTTGCCATCTGTTGAGCAACGACACATCGTGCCAAAGCCTGACATACGTTCTCTATAAGTTTACCACCATATATACTTGTTGTGGTGTCTCTGGTTTTATAAGAATATTGAGCTAGTCCTTTTTCATCTGTTGTGATAAAAAGTCCTCTGTATCTCTGCCATAGTTTATTTGGTAATTGGAATCCCTCTTCAATTGGGTCAAACAACAATGCGCCCTCTCTGCCTAAAGTGTTTCCTGTTTTATCCAAGATACTTTGTAAACACCTGTCAGCTTGTCTCCACAACTCTGATATTTTGTTATATTTGGATCTGTAAACCTCAACGATATAACGACACTCATCCTGAGATACGTCTACACCAAATGTTTTTAGTTGATCTCTAAACCGCACCGCACCCATACCATAACCACATCCAAGAATCGTGGTTTTACCTACAAATCGTTCTTCTTTTGTTATCTCTTCGACAGGTTTACCGTAAATAGACTTTGCCATTATTTTATATACATCTTCTCCATTCTCAAAAGCCTCTACCAAATCATCTTGTTCAGAAAGCCACGCTAATATTCTAGCTTCTATCTGAGAAGAGTCTGCATCTATGATTGTGTACCC